AGCGTGTCCACGTACGCCACAATCCCCAACAAGCTGCAGCAAGCTCGACCAATTCAAGTTTGGATTGAACGGTTAAGGGATAACCCTAGGATTACGGTATGGCCAATACCCAACCAAGGCACCGCGTTGCAGCCCTACTATGTCTTTAAATACTGGCGTCTACGCCGTATTGATGATGCCGGTACGGGTGTGAATACTGCTGACGTAAACTTTCGATTCTTGCCCGCGCTGACTGCGGGCTTGGCGTACCACATTGCCTTGAAGATTCCTGAAGCCATGGACCGAGTGCCTATGCTTAAACAAGTGTATGACGAGTCCTTTGAGCTTGCCGCTGGCGAAGACCGTGAGAAAGCCGCTATCCGATTCGTCCCGCGCCAAATGTTCATAGGTGGAGGCACCTAAATGGCTAACCGGTTTGCTTCCGGCAAGAATAGCATTGCGGAGTGTGACCGCTGCGGGCAGCGGTACAAACTAAAACAGCTGCGCAAAGAAGTTATTAAGACTAAGACGTACAATCTCTTGGTCTGTCCGCAGTGCTGGGACCCTGACCAGCCGCAGTTGCAGCTAGGCATGTTTCCTGTAGACGACCCACAAGCCGTCCGGGAGCCACGTAGAGACTCAACGTATGTACAGGCAGGGTACAACGTGGCGGGGTTCCCAACAGGTGGATCACGGGATATTCAGTGGGGATGGGCACCGATTGGTGGATCATCAAATTTTGATGCCGTTCTTACTCCAAACTACTTGGTAGGGACGACGAGTGTTGGTACAGTAATCGTAACGGTTTCATAGGAGTTAACCATGGCATATACACGATCCGCAGATGGTATTGCAAGCAAGGGCAAGACCGACGCTAAAGTTTTCCCTAACAGCGGCCCTACCGCTGCAACTCCCAAAGGCGGCAAAAAATCTGCTGGGGTAACTGGTCAAGCTATGCGTGCGGTGGGCCGCAATATGGCTCGCGCAAACAACCAAAAGGGGTAATCATGGCATCACAAAGCATGAAACGTATGGGTAAAGAGGTTGGCCCTGCTAGCCTGTATGCAAAGCCTCACACTATGTCTGGGGGCTCTGTAACGGTGGAAGCCAACCCCGGCAAGGGGCCAAATCGTAGCAAACTAGAAACCATGGATGTAAGTCTGGGCCAATTTAGCAAGTCCGCAGGAGACGAGCCTATCAAAACTTCCGGTATCAAGATGCGTGGAACCGGTTGCGCCACCAAAGGAACCATGTCTCGGGGCCCGATGGCATAACGTATGACCTACGCTGAACTGTGCACCAACATTGCTAGCATCTGTGAAAATACGTTCACGGCGAATGAGTACGCCATGTTCACACAGCAAGCTGAGCAGCGTATTTACAACACAGTTCAATTGGCCAATCTACGGAAGAACCAGACGGGCTCAATTACGGTAAACAACCCGTACCTATCAGCTCCTAACGATTTTTTGTCAACTTACTCCCTTGCGGTCATTGATGGCAGCGGCAACTACACGTTCTTGCTAAACAAAGATGTAAACTTCATTCGTGAAGCATACCCTACTGCAACTGCTACAGGGCTACCTAAGCACTACGCTATTTTTGGGCCCCAATCTACAGCGGTAAATGAGTTGTCGTTTATCTTAGGTCCTACGCCTAACACTACATACACGGTAGAGCTGCACTACTACTACTACCCAGAATCTATTGTGACCGCCGGTAGCACATGGCTTGGGGATAACTTTGACTCGGCGCTGCTCAATGGCGCACTGGTTGAGGCTATCCGGTTTATGAAAGGCGACCAAGACCTCGTGCAGCTGTATCAGACCTTGTACGTTCAATCGATTGCGCTTCTTAAAAATCTGGGTGATGGCAAGCAGCGGGCCGATGCGTATCGTGACGGTCAGACTAGAACGGCGGTGAGTTAATGGCAATCGTTCAAACCCAAACCACCTCGTTTAAGGCAGAGCTGTACCAAGGGGTCCACAACCTGCTCACGGATACCCTCAAAATTGCGCTGTACACAGCTAACGCTAACTTGAATGAAACCACGACGGTCTACAGTTCTACCAATGAAGTTGTAGCATCAGGCTACACAGCAGGTGGGAACACGCTCACGGGTGCGACTGTAAATACTTCTGACTACACAGCCTATGTGAACTTTAGTAACACAAGCTGGACATCAGCGTTAACCGCCCGGTGCGCCTTAATTTACAATGCAAGCAAGGGTGACAAGTCCATCGCGGTCATTGATTTTGGGTCTGACAAGACCTCGACGACTACATTCTTGATTACCATGCCTGCCAACACTTCAACCACCGCACTTATCAGGAGCTCAAATTGATCGTTACTACTACCAAAGGCGAAATGGATGACTCATTGCTTGAGAAACGCGAAGGGTCTGTTGATAATGACAATGAGTACACAACTTGGGTTGAGTATTGGTTGCTGGATGAGCTAGTGCATCGTTCAGTACATGTGACACTAAAACAAGCACCGGGGTTTACTGTCGGCGAAACCGCAACTCTTTAAGGACATATCATGGCCAACACCCAATCAATGTGCACCTCGTTTCTTAGCGAGCTGATGACCGCCACCCATAATTTTGGTGTTTCTCCAACACGCGGAACCACGGCGGCAGATACGTTTAAAGCCGCCCTGTACTTTGCTTCTGCTACACTGAACGCATCTACCACGGCGTACTCCACTACTGGAGAAGTGACAAACACATCCGGCACGGGCTATACGGCTGGTGGTACCACGGTAACAAACGCAACAGCACCAACGTCAGCAAACACGTCGTCAACAGCGGGTACTGGCTATTGGACACCCTCGGCAAGCTTTACTTGGACTAGCGTAACCATCCAGACGGCGTTTGATACCGTGCTAATCTACAACTCTAGCCAATCCAACAAGGCGGTTAGCGTTCATACGTTTGGGTCTCAAACAATTACCTCCGGTAATATTACCATTACGATGCCGACCAACGCCGCTGCAACTGCGCTTTTGCGTTTGGTTACGACCTAACCCACTGCTTCCTAGAGGGAAGTTGGTATGGTAGCTGTGTCGCAAGAGGCTTAATATGGCAACAATAACACTTACCGGCGCTGACACATGGACGCTTCCAGCGGATTGGAATGATGCTGTCAATACGATTGAAATATATGGCGCGGGTGGCAATGGCGCAACAGGAACGGCTGCTAGGTCTGGCGGCGGCGGTAAAGGCGGCATCTACGCAAAATTTCTTAACGTGCCTTTTAAAACGCTTATTGCACAGGGTTACGTTACTGATTTAACATACAACACTAAAATATCTATTGTTGGCGGAACTGCAAATGCTACATATTTATCAATAGGTACTAATAATGGAGTGGACTATGGCATTCAACTTTTGTCGTGTGGAGCAACTAATGCTAATGGAATTACTGGTGGAACTACTAATTATTTAAGCCAAACAATAAATAACACAACTTACGTTACTACTCAAAATAATGGAGGTAATGGTGGAAACGGCAGAACAAACTCAACAGCAGCCGGTGGCGGTGGCGGCGGTGCTGCTGGCCCTAATGGTGTAGGCGGTGCAGGATCGACCAATACTGTAACCTTGGTGGGTAACGGCGGCGGCGGCGGTAATGGTGGTGGTGCTGGTTCTGGGGTAACTGGTGGAACGGCTGGTACAGGCGCTGGCGCTGGCGGCAATGGCGGTATTGCGGCTACTTCTGGAACAGCAGGTGGCGCGGGAACTTCGGTTTCCTCAGGCGGTGGTGGAGGCGGCTCTGGTGACGGCGCGGGAACTACTGTAGGCGGCGCTGGTGGTCTTTATGGTGGTGGCGGTGGCGGCGGTGCATCTTCCACAATTTCTACTGGCGGTCTTGGTGCTGCTGGCATCATCATCATTACCTACACGCCATTATTAAGTTTAGCACTAACATCTACAAACGCTTCTGGCTTTGTAGGTACAACAACATACGTAAATAATGTTAGTGTAAATGTAACCTCAGTATCAGCATCTGGTTTTGCAGCTACTCCAACATACCGCTACTCGACGTTACTGGGAAACAACACTGCTAATGGTTTTGTAGGTAACGAGACTTATGCTAGTGATGTACTTGTAAACGCAACTGGGGTTACTGCATCGGGATTTACAGCCACCCC